TATTGCCGTGTCCGTTTCGCGAACTACGAAGGTCAGCGGATTAAAGGCTGGTGAGTAGTCTTGCGGCTGCTGCTGTATTGAGTAGGCCATTTCCTATAATGGGGAAAACGGCAATTTGTCGCAAAAGAAAAGGGCAGCTTTCGCCGCCCCTATCCCCATCTATGAAAAAACCAAACCAATCAATCTTCTTCGTGCAGATCCAAATCTGTCACCGCTTCGCCTTCGCGCTCCAGCAGCGTGAGTTCCTCAGGACGCATGGCCATCTGGCCGTTGCCTAAGTGCACCCAGACCAGCTGCTGCTTCGCGTTCACTTTTGCGACCGTTCCGCGCATCCCGAATGTGTCCTGAACAAGGTCTCCTACTTGGTAATCCTCAGCCGCTCTCATGGTTTACCTCCGTATGTTTTGTAATATTGCTCAAATGCTTCCTTAGCTGATAGGTTGCTTTCCCCGTCAATTTTATCGAGCACAAATTCAGCAATTTTTATTGCTGTGTATTCGTGTTGCTCTTTCTCCATTTGCAAGGCTTGTTCTAAAAACCCTGAATTAACCATAGCTGAATAAGTATCTCTACTTGTATAGCTAATCATATCAATCAAAAATTTAACTGCTGTCTGTGTCATACCTTCCTGATGTTTACAGCCCTGCCTTCGTGAATGTCAAATGTCACCGCGCAATCACGCTTGAAAGGGTGTTCAAGATTTGCTGCGATGTACTTAAACCCTGCGCCCTCAGCGTATTGGATTTGCTCGCTTCCTGATAAATACCAGCCTCTCATAAGCCTTTCAATGCAATAATGTCCGCGCCCGGGGTGTACGTCGCACCCTCTAACAATTCCCCGTCTTCGCTGACCATTGCCGCGCCGAACTTTGCCGCTGCCTGCGCTGCCGCCTTCGCCCGTTCCTCAATGGATTGTAAGGTTGCCTTCGCCTCGTTCCACGCCTGCACCCCTTTGAAATCCCAACGGCCTGCGCCTGACTTCTTCTCGATAGTTGCTCCAAAGTAGCTGAATGTTTTTTCGTGCCATTGTCCGCTTTGCTCAATCGCGTAAGGCTTCACCTCGTCTTTGAGTTGGTCAAGCATTTTGCTAATGCGGTTCAGGGTGATGAATGTTGCCAGCGCGTCAATGTGTCCTTCGCGCCATGCGTTGCCCAGTTCTTCGAGCCGCTCCATTACGGGCAGGCCGTGGGCAAAGTGTTCTAATTGTTCTGTATTCATGGTGTTAAATGGTTTCGTAAAGTTCGTCAACTACAACAATTTTATCAAATAGCTTTTTAATCTTCCGCAAATCTTTCATATTGGTTTGATTACCAATGTGATGTTCAATGAAGACTATGTGACAATACAAATTTTTCATGTACAGCCTTCGCTTACGTGCCTGCGCCTGCTTTGGGGTCAATAATTGACCATCTATTTTTATTAGTTTTTGTGTCATGGTGTTGCAAATATAGTGGTTATTCACAATACCAAGCAAGTATGCACAATTATTTTTTAACCAGCACTTCGGTCAATACCGCAATACGGTCAAGATTCACCTTGTGCAGGTCGCCTTCCTTTTCTAAATACGCTGCGTTGGGCCGTCCGTCTAACTTGCCTTCGTACGCCTCATATAACCGCGCCTTCCATTCCTTAACGCCTGATGCCGTGTAAACGCCTAACGATGCGTGGTCATGGTATGGGCCGAAGTCGGATGCAATCACAGGCAGCGAATAGCAGCCAGCCTCTTTCACCTTTAAATCTGACTTGCAGTTGTTGAATTGCGAGGTAACCAATGGCGCAACAACCACATCCATGCCGCTGTAATAAATGCCGTATTCCGAAGGGTGGTGAGGTGGCCGCAGCTTCAGCCACTCAGGATGTCCCGTTGGAACAAGGTCTCTCGTTACCGCTATCCATTCGGGGTCTTTGTCATTGTACCCGCAGATGTTGTATTCGCTGCCCGTTTCTTCGCAGAACTCCCTCACAGCTTGGTTGATTGTGTAGAGGTCATATCGGTGATGCCTACCACCTATGAACCCAACTCGGAATTTATCGCCCGGCTGTTTTTCCTGATTCCATTGCAGTTCAGTCAGGTTCAGCGCATTTGGAATAGTGTAAACGTTGCGGTTCACTTTGTACACCTGCTCCCGTAAGCGGTCGTTTTCGCAAATCACAGCATCCGCGTGATACATTGCCTCCTGAACCTTTGCCGATAGCCCACGATGTTTCCATTCATGCACAGCTGGATTGTAACGGTTTGGCATCCAGTAGTCGTCGATGTCCACAATAAATGGGATGCCGTAGGTGTTCAAGATGTCAATGATAAACATCTGAGGTTCAGCCAGTGTAGCGTTCCAAATCACAAGGTCATATTTCCTTAAGTCAGGTAGCGGTCGATAGTTGTCCTTTTCGTCCTTTGTTGACCATATATCGACATCAGCGAAGCCGCGAAGCAACATATCGTTTAGCGGTGTCCATAGGCGATGATAGCTTATGCCATTCATGCCGTTGAGTATGCCTAAAATGTTCATGTCAATTTGCCTTTAAAATGTTCAATCAGCCGCTCCATGTGGTGTTCGTAATAGGAAGCGAACGAGCCAAAGCCTTGGTCGTTCTGCTCATAGTTGCGATACAGCACAGCGCGAAGGCGTGAACCTGGTGTTTTGCCGCCTGCCTCTGGGTCGGCCTTCAGCTGGTCCAATAACGCTTCTTCTTCGCCGCTGAAGTATTCAGGCTTAATCGCCACGTAGGCAAGCTGGTGATTCAACGTGAGCAGGGCCGCCGCTTTATCAACAGGCAATTCCTGCGTGCCTAATGTGACCTTCCACGTCCTGTCCTTGCGCGTGGTGACGCCTTCAATCGTTGCCGGGAGTATTATCATCTATCAGCCAGTTTAAGTAAACACGTGCTTTCTCCAAGTCCTGCACACCGCCCTTTTTCTCATACCGCCACAGGTACTTCATGATGTTGCCCTTCAGGTAGCCCCGATATCCAACGGGTGAAAGGCTGGCTTTAATTGCAGCGATGCACTCTACCGTGCCTTTGTAATGGTCAGGGTCGTGCGCGCTCATTGGGTCAGGTTCATAGTTACCGTGATTTCGCCTTCATGCTCGATGGTCGTTTTATCCTTCCAGCCGTGGTTGCACTTCAGGTCGAAGATGATTCCAGTAGTGTTGCCTTCACCATTCAGCAGCGCGATTTGCTTTGCATCGTGGATTTGAGCATGAATGCTTTTTATTGTGGCGGAAAATCCTTCCCTGAGTGCGTATTCATCAAGGGTGTGACGTTCCATTTTAATGAAGCGGCAGAACTCCCCAACGGTCGGAACGCGAGGCGTTGGAACATCTACCAACTTCCCAGAGTTGCTCAACAGCGATTTAGTGAAGGTCGCACAATGCTCCATGTATTCGTCAAATGCCTGCTGCAATGCTTCAGGGCTTTCTATTTTGCGTGGTCGTCCTTTCATTCAGTTTATCAGTTACGATTTGTCGTAAATACTCTTTCGATAATTTTGTGCCAAAGTCAGCCTCATGATGGCAGCTGCGACACAGGGCGATAAGGTTTTCGGGCGTGTCCCGTGATTTGCTCCCACCCATCCCCCGAGCCTGTATGTGGTGGATGTCCACGGCCTGCCCTCCGCAGACTTCGCATGGGATAAAATCGGTCGGGGTGAGGTTGCGTGCTTCAAGGTAAATCTTTTTGTAGGGTTTCACTTAACAAGGTATTGAGCCGCCCACCTGTGCTGCCCGTTATCGGTTGCCTCGGCAATCATTTCTATCTTAGCGTCAATAACCTTTGCAGCTACCGCGATGGTATCCTTTAGCCCCTCAATGGTGGGCATGAAGTAGTTTGTTTCGTCACCGTCATGCGTGGCGGGGTTAAACCTTACGTTGTTACCCATCGCGCCTGCCTGATTCACCGCTGATTCGATGCACATGATGCCGCCCGGGGCAGTTAGTGAAATAGCGTTGATGATTCCCTGCACCGGATTGTAAAGGTGATACACTACCCCATAGAACAACACCACCTCTGAAGGTATCGCCTCCGTGTATGGTTTGTTAAAGTCAATGTTATGCCCGGCAAAGTACTTAAACTTGAAGGTTTGCGCGATATGCTCAGCCGTT